AGAAAAGATTAAATGCTTATGGTAGATTAAATTATCCAGGCAATTACAAAGAAATTATTCATCTTTCTAAATTTGAAAGAGATACATTCCTAGAAGGAAAAACTTTTAGTGGTAGTCCTAGAGCAACCACTACCGTATCAAGTTATGAATTTATAAATGTTTGGCCAACAAACTTAGAATCAATGAGAATATCTTATGGTCAATCATCTATTTTAAGATGTTCTGTTCAATTAGCATATGATAGATTCTTTACTTCTTTTGATAAAACTAATCAAGTACAGACACCAGTTGCCGATGGTGGTATGATTAATCTAAGTAAAGATATAATAAACGATGGTATCTTTAGCAACAACGTTGAGAACAATAAAACCTATATTGGTACTAAAGGAATAACAGATACTGGATTTAGCTCACTAACTGGTCTAGAACACATGCCTCAAAACTAATAAAAACCTTTTTAAACCTTCATAAATAAAACACTGAATAGATTATTATGCCATTGCCAACAATTACAACTCCAACATATGAGTTGAAATTACCTTCGTCAGGTAAAAAAATAAAATATAGACCTTTCTTAGTTAAAGAAGAAAAAGTTTTAATTATTGCGTTAGAATCGAAAAGTCAAAATGAAATTACAAACGCAGTCAAAGATGTTTTAAAAAAATGTGTTTTGACAAGGGGAGTAAACATTGATAGTCTTCCAACCTTTGATATTGAATATATCTTTTTGAATATTCGTGCTAAATCAATTGGTGAAGCAATTAAGGTAATAATTACATGCCCTGATGATGGTGAAACAGAAATACCTGTAACAATATATGTGGACGAAATACAGGTTGTCAAATCAAAAGATCATAAAACTGATATTGTTCTTGATGATAAGATGACTCTTCGTATGAAGTATCCTTCAATTAATCAGTTTGTTGAAACTAATTTTGAAGTTGATGATGATCCAGAGAAAAATGTAAGTAAAACATTTAAAATAATCTCAGATTGTATTGATACCATTTATACTAAAGAGGATGCTTGGGATGCGAAAGATTATACTGCACAAGAGAGACTTGAATTTATTGAACAATTGAATTCAAAACAGTATAAGGAAGTTGAAGGGTTTTTTGCAACAATGCCTAAGTTATCTCATACAATTGAAGTAACAAATCCAAATACTAAGAAAAAAAGTAATGTAGTTCTGGAGGGTCTTGCCGATTTTTTCGGTTAAGTATTGCAAGAGAGGATTTAGAGTCATACTATCGAATTAATTTCGCTCTCATGCAATACCATAAATATAGCTTGACAGAACTTGAAGATATGATGCCTTGGGAAAGAGACATTTACTTAGCTCTTCTCACAGATTATATTGAAAATGAAAATCTAAAGAGACAACAAGAGGAAGGTGTTCAAAGGAATGGATGAAGAACAACCTAAAAAGAAAATAACTCTGAATAATTTCTTTGAGCAAATCGTAGAAATTGATAAGGTGGCTAATGCAGCCTTGTCAAATTCAAATAATTTGCAGACACAATTAAATTCTGTTCAAGTTGATCTAAAAAGATTAATTGAATCTCTACAAATTAATTTTGATTCTGGAGTTCAAAATGTTCAAACTCAAATCAATGAAGTAACAAATGTTATCGTTGATGATCAAAGAATGAAACGTGATCAGATAGAATCTAGTGAAGATCAAGTATTTGCAGAAGAAGATAGATTACAAAAACAAAAAAAGCCTCTTTTAGGAATGGGGCCATTTGATCCATCTAAACTTGGCATGAAACAAATGTCTGGTGATGTATCTGAAAAGGTAAAAGGAAGTTTACCATTGATCCCAGCTTTAGCATTAGGTGGTGCTGCTTTATCTATGGGTGGTGATATTGGTAAAAACTTAGTTGAAAATAAAGGTTTTAATTTAAAAGAAACATTTAATTTAAAAAAAAGAATACAAGACTCAGGATTATTAACTAATCCATTTCCCAATTTATTTAAATTTAACAAAAAAGAAGAAAAAGTTGAAAAGAGTGAAATTAAAAATGATAAAATATCTCAAATTAAAAAAATAAAATATCCAGTATATACTGGTAAAGCAGTTGAAAAAGAAGAACCCAAAAAAATTGTACCAACCAATATTAGTAGTGTAACAAATACAAATATTTTAAAAGAAGTTGCTAATGAGAAAGTTTCTAATGATGGAGTGCCTGAAAATTTTGATGCTGAAGAACACTTCAAAACTATACAATTTACAGTTGAAAATAATGAAGAACCAACAGCATTAGAGCAAGGGCCATTAAAACCATTTAATCGATTTGATCCCGAAAATTATAGAAATACCATAGAGAAATTAGTAGCAGAAAATGGAGAGGATAAGAGATCTGAAATTACAGCTGCGATTATGAAGGAAGTTGAAATTCGTAAAAAAGTGCTTTCAACACCAAAAGATTATCATCCACTTTTTAAACCTCCTGTCGGATCTAAAAAAGTTCCAACTCTAGAAGAGGTTAATGCTGCATATGAGAAGGGAGTGACTCTTGATGGAGGAGTTACAGTAATAGGGGGTGAAACTGAAGTGGTAAATCAAGAATCAGGAAATGGTAGAGGTGGTGTGCTTGTGGACACCGATTCTGTTAAATCAGCAAGTTCATCAGTAGTTGTAATTAACCTCTCTGAGAATAACAGTGGTCAAAATCTTAACTTGGCGTATAATTAATCATGAAAATATCAACCGATAAATTCTTACAATCATCAAGATCTAAAAATTTAGATTTATTGTCTGATGTTTCATCGTCTAGAGCTAAATTAATTCAAAGAGAAGGTATTTTAAGAGGTAAATCAAAAAAAATAACAGCACAAAATATGCAATTAATGAGTCAGCTGGCATCTGCAAAAGGAAATCCTCAACAATTTTATCAACAAGGATATATTGAAGGATATCAGAAAGCATTTGCAGAGGGATTCAATTACGCAAAAGAACAATATGAACCACAGACAAATATTTTAAGTGGTATCTTAGGTAAACTTCAAAAAAGGGAACTAGGAGGCCCTGTTAAAAAAGGACAATCATATTTGGTGGGTGAGGATGGCCCAGAGGTGTTCCAAGCTCCTAGTTCTGGTAATGTTCTTTCTAATAACTCTCTGCCAGGTCTTGGTGGTGGAGGTGGTGGTACTGATTCAATCACAGACAAAGCAAAGAGTAAGACAATGGGTGCATACACAAGTGATTTTCTCAAACGTATGACCAGTAATGTATCAGGTTCAAAATTACCACAGAAATCAAAAAATCCACTAACTTATGCTGATCCTAATGATGGTATGGATCCAGCAAGTAAAGTTAGATCTGCAATTTTTGATTATCAAAATTCACAACCTTCTGTTGTAACTAGAACAGTCATTCGTACGATTATTCAAAAACAAGGTACAAAAATTGTAAATAGAAGATAATGTCAAATAAATTTATTTTAAAACAATGTAGTATTTTTCCAGCCGACTCGGAGAGTAAAACTCTGAGTGGTGAATTTGGTATGTTGTCTGGTAAACCAGAAATTAATTATTATGAGAGCATTACAAGTCCTTCAATATCAGTTGATATAACTTTCTTAGATGTTGATGGATCAATAACTGCGAGAGGTGTTTATGGTGGAGAAGGTCTTGCAATAAAAGCAGAGGCTGCAGAAGATGTTGATCTTGAAGATCTGAAAATAACAATAGAAAAACATGAATTAGTTCTTAATTCACTTATAAATGTTAGATCTGGTGTTAAACAACAAAGAGCCACTTTACAATTTGTCTCAAAAGATTTTGTTAAAAATGAAGTATCAAGAGTAAATCAAAGATTTACTGGAAATATAACTGATATTGTTGAAAAAATAGTTGGAGGGCCAAATGTTAAAAAGTCTGACCCAAAAGGTATTCAAACGTCAAAGAAGGGTGATTTTGAAAGAGCAACAAATAAATACACCTTTGTAGGAAATAGAGAAAAGTCTTTTGATGTTGTTCAAAAACTACAACCAAAAACTGCATCTGAAAAAGATTTTGGATTTTTATTTTTTGAAAATGCAGATGGATATCATTTTAAATCAATCAAGAAATTATTAGAACAAGAACCAGAATTTACATATGAATTTACACAGGTAAGTACAACAAGTGATTTTGTGATAGATGATTATAGGTTTAATAGTGGAAGTGATCTTACAATGAATTTAAAAGCTGGTACATATTGTAATGAAACGATTTATTTAGATCTAAATAAAATGAAAGTTGATGAACCAGAAATATTTAAAATAAGTGAAACTGAAAATCTTAGAAGACCACCAAAGATACCTAATGATGTTGCAGATAAACCATCAAGAATAATGTTTAGGGTTCTTGATGTTGGTGCAATGCAATCAGTTGGAACTGCCACATCAGAATCCGTTGAAAAAAAGGCTGACCTTGCCATCTATCAAAATAAGTCTTATGCTAGAACTAATTTATTATTCTCTCAGTCATTAGATATTAAAGTTTCATTAAATCCAGCACTTCGAGCTGGACAAACAATATTGGTTAGATTTCCTTTTGTCGATCCTGAGAATCCTGATGAAAAAAATGAAGATCTAGGAGATGAAAAAACTAATGATATTAGTGGAAAATACTTAATATCAAAATTAAGACATGAAATTAATGGTAATAAATTCGACACACACTTATCTCTCATAAGAGATGTATTCACCCCAGAAAACGCTTAAATAAAAGAAACAGGAGAAACCAAATGAAATCAATCGAAGATCACATTGAATACGACAAGAAAATTGTTGAAGATCCACAATCGAATCCAGCAGCACGCAGACATGCAAAAGAGGAGTTGCATGAATTAGAAGAGTATGTAGAACATCATAAAGAAGAAATCAAAGCGGGAGATCATCATGATCCTAATGCTTTAGAATTATTTTGTGATAATCACCCAGATGAACCAGAGTGTCTAGTATATGACGACTAATTAAATGAAAAAGAATTTTTTTGGTAGAGACCCTATGATATGGTGGATTGGTAAAGTTACCAGTCCGAAGGATGGAAAGTGGGAAGATACTTTAGAAAAAAAAATATATGGAGAATGGTAAAATGTCTATTCTCATCGATGTCGAGTGCGTATTGTTGGATATCATGATACTGATGATTTAAAGGATGAAGAACTACCACTAGCACATGTTCTACTACCATCAAATACTACAAATGTTGGTGGTCGTAGTCATACTATGCAATATCAGGGTGGGGAGGTTGTGATTGGCTTTTTTGCTGATGGTGAAGAAGCTCAACAACCCATGATTTTTGGAACACTACCAAGACAAGATTATTTGAGTGAAGAAAAATATGAGGCCAATTCTGTATTAAATTCTTCCTTGGCGTCAGAAATAAGAGACGGAACTGGAAAAAATAATTATAATGATGTTACTCAAACTATAACTAATACTTATACTGGCGAGGATGCTACAGCTATTCAAGTTAACGCAGACACTAGTAATGAAACAGATGATGAAGTATTTTGTGAAACTAACGAAATTGCAAAAATAACTACTGAGATGAAGAAATTCACTCAAAAGTTACAATTACTACAACAATTAAATGAGACATCCACATATCTAGATCCAGTTTATGGCGGCTTTGTTGATATGCAGAAAGAGATTAAATTTACAGCTTCTAGAATTCATGGATCAATGACTGGTTTAGTTCGTCGTGGTAGATCTTGGTTGATACAAGAAAGTGTTGGTAAATTTAGTGATGCATTAGCTACAAAAATTGATAGACATACTAAACTTAAAGTCTCAGAAGCGACATCAAGATTGAATAAATTAGTCTATTGTAATATTGAAAAAATAGCAGATGGTTTACTTGATTACATAGAGGGAAGTTTAGAAAATATGGTTGGAAGTATTTTAGATGTTCCTACTTGTGCAATTGAGAATTTTTTGGGTGATATGTTTGGAGAGGTTTTAAATGTATTAGATAATGATCTTGGTGGTTTGTTTAGACAATTAAATAATTTGCATGGTGGTGGTATTGCACTACCGAGTGAAATATTTTCTAAAGGAATTCAAATAGCAAATATTATCACAAATGTTTTAGAGTGTGATGGAATAGTTTGTCCACCAGAACCAACTTCTTTCTCAAATAAGTATGGTCTTCAAAAGAAAGGTAAAGACATAATGGGTGGAATTATGAAAAAAGCCTCATTGAATCAAATTATTAATCCTGGCTTAGACTTTATAGATGGTTTAATTCCGTCAGTCCCATCACTCCCATCAATTCCATCACCTTTGGGTGGTTCAATCCCATCAATTCCATCTTTGGGTGGTGCGATTCCTAAACTTCCCTCTCGACCAAACTGCGGTACAAACGTTCTTAGATGTGGGCCTCCTAAAGTTGACTTTATTGGTGGTGGAGGTAGAGGAGTAACTGGTAGTGCGATTGTTAATACTATTGGAAGAGTTATTGGAGTTTCAATAGGTGGTGCTGGATCGGGATTTACATCCCCACCTTTATTGAGTTTTGTTGATAGTTGTGGTAATGGATCTGCTGCTGGTGGTTATCCAAGAATTAATGAAAAGGGTGAAGTGGTTGATGTTGTTATTACAGATCCAGGCTCAGGTTTCCTACCAAACACTGTTGAAACTACTAAAGATGAAAATGGAGATCTAACTGTAAAACAGGTAGTTCCAAATCCAAATGAAAATTATGATGGAGAGGTCTCATATGTAACGCAACTTGATGATGTGGTTGTGCAAAACGCTGGAGTGGGTTATAATAATAATGACACTGTGACCACTACAGGAGGTGCAGAGGTTGAACTAAATATACAAAATGGTCATGTGATAGGCGCTAATGTAGTAAACGGTGGATTTGGTTTTACTGATCTTCCAAATTTATCAATAAATACTGATGCTGGAGTTGGAGCCAGATTACTTCCTGTTCTTAAATTTACAAAGGTTGAGGACGCTAAGAATCTTGCTTCAATAAGTCAAGATGCTGTTGTCACCGTAATTAGTTGTATTCAAAAATAAATGTCAGATTCAAATTTACAAGCACCAAAAGACGGAAAAAATGTTGAAACACGCAGTTTTCTGAGATATGACTTTGGTAGTGGGCAAAACACACCAAATGGAATGACTAATTTCCAATTGAAAACTCAGGAAGGTCAATCATTTAGTTTTCATTCTGGTACTGGTCAAGGTGGAGAACAGACAGGCAAAGGAACTGGTAGAGCAATTTTATCTACGCCAGGATTATATGAGGAGGATCTTGGAGACGGTTTAGCTTTTAGAGAGTCACCAATTGATTATTGTTTACCAGCAAAACAAATTAATTGTAAAAAAGGTGATATTGTTTTGAATGCTGAAAATGGAGATATTATCTTAAGAGGTCAGAACATTAAATTTAATGCTGTCGGAGGCAAGGAAGATGGTAAATTAACAATCAAAGGAAAAAGATCTGTAGATATTGATTCTCCAACTTTAAGGGTACAAACTGATAATGCCACTGTCTTTGTAAGAAGTGGAGACCTAAATGTATTTGTTAAAAACAAATGTCAATTTGAATATAATATGTTCATTGCTTCAGCTTTTTCAGAAAAAACTTTCGGAGTAATTAGTAAACAATTTCAATCTCTTAACATAAGATCATTATGAATGTATCCGTCTTAGAAACTGACAAATTAATTGTTGGAACAAATGATGTATCTTTTGAACCACCAAAAGATAAATCACCTACAGGAACTGCGGTGTTGAATGGCCCTGTTTATGTTGGGAAAACTGGTGCATCGCCAGGTTATGAAGCAGTTCTAAACATAACATCAAATTCTGCATCTCAAGATCCATCAGATCAACAACCAGCTTCCAGTGCAAGTTTAGCTATGAAGTCAGATGGTAATCTGACTGTTGCTGGTGACGGTAAAACTGCAAACGCTTTACTCATATCTGGTGGATCATCTGTGGATACGATTCATGTTGAGGGTGACATGTTTGTGAGTGGTGCGGTTGATTGTGGTAACAAGGGTAAACTTGCATCTAGATTTGCTGCTGCAGATGCATCTCCAAAACCATTTGATTTAGTTCACCCCACAAAAGGTGAAGGACATCGACTTCGTTATGCTTGTATTGAAGGCCCAGAGGTTGCAGTTTACTGTCGTGGTAGATTAAAAGAGTCTAATGTAATTAATTTGCCTGATTATTGGAAAGATTTAGTTCATGAAGATAGTATCACTGTTCAGTTACAACCAATTGGGACAAATCAAAATCTTGTGATTCAAGAGTTTAATAATGAATTCATTGTCATCGCAGAGGACTCAACTAATACTGATTTGATCACTGATCTATCAACTATTGATTGTTTCTACCATGTATATGGTGAAAGAAAAGATATCAATCCCTTGATAGTTGAGTATGAGGGCAACAGTTGGGAGGATTATCCAGATCCAAACTATGATCCAAATAAGATTG